GGCGGATTCTTCCGTCCAGTCGGAGGCCCGCTTAGCCATGGACCCCACGTAGTCCTTGATGAAGGTCCCGAACAAGTCTTCCAAGGGCTTCTCGACCCTCAGTTGCAGGCTGACTTCGCTCGCCAAATCGGCGCTGATTGCCGTCAAAACTGGCGCGAAATGCCTGTAAAGTGCCGCGGAATCGATCTTTTTCTTCGCCAGAAGCCGGGTGAAAGCATCTCTGAATAGCGGCGAATACACGGTCGAATACCGCTGCTGGAGCACGTCGGGCAGGTTCGGGAGCGTGTCGGGCCTCATGTGGGCGCTTCCGCCAGTGCCGAAGTCCATCGTCAGCGAGTCCTTGCCAATCGGCGGCTTGCTGGTTCCGGGGTCTTTCGGGTTTGCAGGATTCGTGCCGGGAGCGTTCGGCTCGGGCGGCGCACCGCCAAGCTCCATCATGTTGACGGGCACGTAGGTCTTGTCAGCCGCGGGATTGTCGATGGGGTTCTTTCCCTCATACTCGCGAATGTCGTTCGGGGAGAAAGCGCCGATGGCGAACATGGATGCCGCATACTTCTGGCGGGCGTCGGAGTCGCCGCGGATGATGCGATCTGCGTCAAAGTCGAAGACGTATTTCTTGCCCGGCCGCCCCAGCGTGTTCTCGGGAAGCAGCTTGACCTTGAACTCCTGATTGATTCCTTCGCACCACGGCAGCAGGCAGAACTGCCAGAACTCTTGGGCGAACTGCTCGGCGTTGGCGCGGGCGGTGCGCTCAAGCAGGCCGACCATGTGGGGCGGGACGTGGAACAGGGCGCAGATTTCTTCCTTCTCCATCTGCTTCGACTCGATGAACTGGGCCTCGTTCTGCTTGATGGAGATGGGCTCAATGTCAACGCCCTGCGTCAGCACGATGGGGCGCAGCATGTTCTCGCCGCCGAGCGCCTCTTGGTAGCTCTGGCGAATCTTGTCGCGCTGTTCCTTGCTGACATTGCCGGGCACCTTGATGATCATCGAGGTGCGTCCGCCGTTGCCGAAGAACTTGCCAGCGTACTTTTCCATGGCGAGAGCGAGGCCGAAAGTCTGGCGTGCATACTCGACCACGTCGAGGCCGATGCGGCCGTCGAGGCTCAGGCCGGGAATGTGGATCATGTCCTCCTTGAGGAGGATGCGCTCGGATCGGGACAAGCCCATGGCGTCCTTGTCCGATTGGTCGTAGTCGGAAAGCCCGTCCGTCGTCACATAGACCATTTCGCCCTGCGGGCACATGTCGCCGCCGATCTGGAGCGGCTTGAGCAGGCGGTACGGGCGGGTCTTGCCGGGGTTGCGCGGCCAAAGGGCGATTGGATTGCCGGCCTTGTCGCGCTGAATCTCGGCGTAGCCGTTCGCCCAGAGCAAGCAGTGGGCAAGGAGCGTTTGAATGAAAGTCTTGTGGACCATCTCCGAGTTCGGCTTCAGGTGGATCATGTCGTACATCGGATGGTCGTAGGCGATGGTGCGAGCACGGTGGCCGTTTGTTGAGGGCTTCGATTCGTAGATGTGGAACGGGAGCGACCCGATGGTGCCGCCGATCAATTGCACGCAGGTTCGCACGGTGCCGATCTGCAAGGCGGTAAGCTGGCTGACGCGGATGCCGCTGTCGGTGCGGCCACCGTTATACATGTCGAGCAGCCACTCTGCGGGGAACCTCAGCGGGGTCTGGGGATTTTCAAGGGAGGAGCGCAGTTCTTTTTCGATGAAGCCCATGGTTATTCGCCTTTGACCCGCACAGTCACTTCGTTCTTCTTTGGGGCGTCAACTTGCGGATCAGGATGCAGGACTGCTCGGAGGCTGCCGACGACATGCGACTCGACGTACTGCACGACGAGATGGACGAGCCCCGACCATGCGAGAGCAATGAAGGCAAGGAACAGAATCAGGAAGGTGCGGCCGCCGATGCGGTGAAGCCCCCAGCCCAGCAAGCCGAGGCCGACGACTGCGAGGGCGTCTTTGTAATCGAACTGCTGGTACCACTTCTTGGGGGTTTCCGGAGTTGCCATTCCTACCACGCCTCGATTGCGGTCTCTGCGTCGAACTCTTCGGCCACGCTGGCCGTCGCCCGGCCGAGCGCCATGACCAGCGCGACCATGCCGTCGATCTTTTCCGTGCTCTTCGCCTTGTCCGGCTTGTAGTTCCCAGCCGGGTCTTGCGAGACCACGAGGTTGTCGGCCATCCACCGCAGGCACGGGTTCCCGTAATGGACTATCTGCTCGCTCAGGACCAGCCTCAGGAGTTCCTTGGTCGGCGCACTCATCGAGCGGTAGCCCTGCCCGAACTCGACCATGGTCAGGCCGTCGTTCGTCAATTGCTGGACTATCTGGGTGGCGTTCCAGCGGTCGAAGGCGCACTCCTGTATGTGGTGCCTAATACTCAAATTGCGGACTTCCTCCCTCACGAAGTCGTAGTCGATGACGTTGCCGGGGGTCAGCGTGACGATGCCGAACCGCGCCCAAGTGTCGTAGGGCACGCGGTCGTACTCCGACCGCTTCTTGACGTTCTCCTCGGGAATCCAAAATCTGCATAAAATACGCCATTTGTCGTCCGCCTTGCGGAGCACGGCCTCTTTTTTCTGCTTGGGGTTGTCGGGATCGGGCCCGAGTTCCTTAAGCTCGCTGCAAGGCGGGAACAGCATGACGAAAGCCGTCACGTCGCCCGTGGAGGACAGGTCCAGCCCGCCGTAGCCGTCCCTTCCGGCAAGGCTCTCCTCGGCGGCGTCGATGACTTCGTTGTAGTCGAGCTTCGGGTCGCCCGAGCACAGGTCCCACTTGTCCATCGGCATGAACCGGGTGTCCTGCTGGGTCCACTGGTTAAGCTCGTACCGCAGGAAGGCATTAAGCGCGGTCGGCTCCGACTTGGCCTGCGACGCCATCTGCCGCATGTAGTTCAGCTTCTTGCAGGCTCCGAGGGCGGGGTTGCACTTGAGCCATTCCTTCTCGTCGAAGCAGTCGGCTCCGGCGTCGAGCGCCGCCATGTAGACGAAGAACGCCTGCGAGCCCTCGTCGTCGAGGTTCCCAGTCAGGACTTTCTCGCCGTAGGCATGCTGCCTCCAGCAGATCGACTCGCGGTCGTAGCCAGCGGTGGTGATGGAAAAAATGAGCGGCTGCACCCGGGTGCCGAGCGAAGTCTTGAGAATGTCGTAGACCTTGCGGTTCGTGTGCTCGTGAAGTTCGTCGATGAGCCCGCAGTGGATGTTCTTGCCGCTCATCTTCTCGTCGTCGGAGCTAAGCGGAGAGAACTTCGAGTGGCTGGCCTCGTGGACGATTGCCGTCTGGTAGCACTGCAAGTGCTCCTGAAGGGTGCGGGAAGCCTTGACCATGAGGACGGCTTCGTCCCAGATCACCTTCGCCTGCTCCTTCTTGGTGGCCGCCGAAAAGACCTGTGCGCCGGGCTCGCCGTCCGCCATCAGCATGTAGAGACCGATGCCGGAAGCGAACGTGGACTTGCCGTTCTTGCGGGGAATCTCAATGTAGGCTTCGCGGAACAGGCGAGTGTTGTCTTCCGATTTGTACCAGCCAAAAAGATTCCAGAGGATGAACTGCTGCCACGGCATCAGTTCGATGGGCTTGCCCGCGAACTCGCCGATGCTCGGCTCAAGGTAGCTGAAGAAGTCGATGGCGTTCTGGGCCTTGTCCTTGTCGAAGTGCCAGCCGCGGGATTCGGCCTGCTCGGCCATGCGGAAGTACCGCTGGCACGCAAGGATGATGAACTTGCAGGCCGGGAGCGTCCCGTCCACAACGTCCTGCGCATACTGCACGGCGGGATGCTTAGTTCGGGCGGGCGAAGCTCGGCGAGTTCTTTTGGAGGAACTTGGAGGCAAAGGGGTCTTCCTTCTTCGCGGGCTCAGCCTTGATGCGGCTGCGGGAACTGGGGGTCATGCCGAACTCGGTCATGAAGCTTTTCATTGTCTTGATGGCCTTGTCCCGCTCGCCCACTGCGGGATTCAGCCGGAGGATGCCGCCGACTGGCTTGCCATCGACGATAACCACGTCGCCGCTGAGATAGGTGAGGCCATGCTTCCGGATCTCTTTCAGCGCCGCACGCCACATCGCATAGGCGACGCAGTAGGCTTCGAGCGCAGGGCCGTCCGCAAGGGTCAGCACTCCCATCTTGAGCAGGATGGGGACGACCCGCTTCCATTCCTTCTTGGCGGCTGCGGGCAGGGCCGTGGGCATGGCGGGCTCGCCAAGGTCGGGCCTCGGCTCGTTGAGGTTGAGCGGTCGCCCGCCGGGGTTGCCGTTAAGAACCTTGATTGCTGTCGGCTTGGGCTTTCGTCCTGCCACGGGTCTCCACCTTCGGTGTCGCCGGGGTGAGCTTCCGGTCGATGGACTGCAATACTGCGAGAATCTGGCGGAGCAGGGCCGCTTCCGCGATGGGGCCGTACAGGGGGCCGTCGTTTTCTGGCATGGTTTCTCTCGTTTCAATCCGCTTTTGTGCGTAAAAAAAGCTGCGGCGGGCAAAGGCGGCGCGAAATTCATGAGGCACCCCCCATACCCCCTAAGCCATTCAATACCAATGAGTTACGCAGCCTTAGCGGTGAGCGCCCGCGAAGCCGACTTCCTTCGCGGTCTTGCTGTCGTGGCACCGCTTGCACAGGCCTTGCAAGTTATCCAAGTCGTAGAAGTCGTGCCCAGAGGCGAGCCAGAGCGACGCCCTGATGGTGTGGTCGCATACGACGGAGGCTGCCCTGCCGCACGACTTGCACACGGGGTCACGTGCGAGCACGAAGGCTCTGGTGCGCCGCCACTGTGCTGTATCGTAATACTCGCGCCACGGGTCTTGCCGATCCCGCAGGCGGTCGAACTCTTGGCGCTGGGCCGCACGGCTGTTGCCGGCCGCGTGCTTGTCGCAGTATCGGCCGTCGGTCAAGCGGCCGCAGCGCGGCTCGCGGCATGGGCGCTTAGCACGTTGCGGCATTTGGTTTGCTGGCTCCGTTGCCGTCAAGCCACTGGCGGCGGATGATGCTGATAAGAAACTCTGGGGTGCCGTACTTGGCGCTCAACTCTTCGTCGGTCATCGTCATGAGATGTTGCTCGACTTCGAGAAGCCAAGCTGCATCGCAGATTCCGCCTGTAGGGTCGCCGTGCATCAGTCGCCCTTGTGCTTGTAGCCGAAGCTTGGATCGTAGTCGGTGTACGACTTGTCGCTGGATTCGTCGCCAACGGCGATCTTCACGAACGGCAAGCCAAACTGCTTGAGCAGTTGCTCGGCGATGCCGAGAATCTGCATGCGGTTCAAATGCTCCGGCACAATCACCGTCACAATGTCGCCTTGCCGCTGCATCACTTCAATCGAGATTTTGTTCATCGCCTTGCTCCCGGAATCTGGTAGCCCGCTGTGTAGGGCAATTTTCCAGTCTGCTTGTAGATACTGTGCATTTCGGCCATCGTGTAGCCGGGCTTCGCCTCAATGTTGCAGGCCGTGATGAAGTCGGCGGGGTTGTCGGTCTGGCCGCCGTGACGCCACGGCCACAGCCAGTAGCGGCCGTCGTGCTCGATTTTTATCCCTCGCGGCAGCAGGACATTGGCGACCCAGCGATCCTCGGCCCAGTCGCCGTCCCAAGTTGCGCTTGCGACGATTTCGGCGGCTCTCCTGCTGAGCCAATAGCCGGGGCCTCCGGATGGATAGTCGGCTGGCTTGTCGCCTTTGGTTTTCCAGTCGGCAGGCCCGCGAAGGCGGCCCACATAGTCGTAAGCGGCAAAGCCGCTGTGCAGCAGGCGATCCGGCACGATGTAGGTGTCGTCATCGGCCTTGAACATGAAGTCGTAGCCGTTGGCAGCCATGTACTTGCACGCTGCTTGGACTTTCAGCGGCAGCGAGTTGTAGCCGTCGTCAACGTCGAGGAAAATCTCGTCTTCCTTCGGGTCGCGGACGATGGCAGGACGCCCGAAGAAGAATTTGTAGTCGGCCCCGTCCAAGTCCTGAATCCACGACTGCCGGGCTTGGATCACGCGGCTTTCGTAGCGGTGGCAGGCCATCAATGCGATGAAGACCCTGCCGCTGGGCATCGGCTCGGGCTGGAGCGCGCGGTGCTGGATGCTGACAATGTCCCCGAAGCCGTAGTAGGCCCCGATGCTGCGCTTTTCGAGGAAGATCACATGGCCAAGCTCGACGGCCCGGTTGCGGTAGCGCCCGTAGTCGGGATGGTCCTTCGGCCAGTTGTTGCCTTGGTTGTACCGCCGGAGCGCGTTGATGTTGACGCCCGGGACCCAGACGACGTTCTTCTTCTGGAGCTTTAGCTCAAGGAACCAGTCGCCGTGCTCGCCGCCGATCTTCATCCGCTCGTCCCATGGAATGCCGCGAGTCGTGGCGACACGCATGAGGAAATAGTTGACGGTCAGGTCCACCCTGTAGCATTGCGCCGTGCCAGTCACCGTGTTGACGAACGACGGCTTGAGCCTCGTTTCCTTGATGTATTCGCCGGGAACGTAGGTCAGGAATCCCTCGTATGGCTGGTTCTCGTGGCGTCCGCCCGCAACGTCGGCGTCGGGATAGTTTTCCATGAGGGCGTACAGCTTCACGACGCCCTGCCGGGCCTCGGCGCAGCCGAAGTCAAAGTCGTCGCAGCCCATGAGCAGGTACTTGGTCTTGCACGCCTGCACTCCGGCGTTGCGCTTCGCCGGAAGGCCGGAGTCGAATGGAAGCTGGATGTAGGTGACGCCTTTCAGGCTGTTCTTCCAGTCGGCAGGATAGCCGTCGTCGGTGACGATGATCGGGCATTCGGGCAGCGTATCCTTGATGCGCTGAATGCATGTGGCGAGAGCGCCGTCCCTCAGGAACGTGGTTATCAAGATCGAAATGTCGCTGAGCGGCATTATTTGTCGTCCGCGATGGCGAGCAGCCGAAGCTCCTCGACCGCATCCTTGAAGTCGATGTAGCGGTGCATCAGCCAGTAGATAACTTTGTGGCATTGCTCATTGCTGGCTTGAAGTTCCTTGCTCAGGTCGTAGAACTTCATCGTCTCCGCCGCGAGCATGAAGGCGTTCACTTGGGCGGCAGTGTTCGGCTCCTTGCTGAAATCCGTGTCCGACTTGTTGGTGAAGATCGGGTTGAAACTCGCATCGACGCCGATGGCTTTCTCGTGCGGCGCGACATTGGCCTGCTCAAGCCTCATGCAGGCTGGCGACGTGACGAACGATTCGATTGACTTCACGCCGGATTCCGGGCGATAGAGCAGCCAAGACTTGTACTGCGGCAGCTTTGAGAACGAGTCGCCCGAGCCGCACAAATCGACCAAGACGGGATTCGGATGCGACTGGATGTAGCGGTGGTAGTTTGCGTCGGCGTTCTTGCGTGCGATCACGCTCGAATACCAGTAGACGCCGCGCCTGAAAAGCCTGTTCATCAGGAAAACCCACTGCCAGCAGTCCCGGCTGGACATGAGCAGCGTCTCGCCGTTCGGGAATCGGCGGTTCAGGACGATTGACCCGAGGAACAGGACCGGGAAGTTGTAGTCGGCTTGCAGGATTTCAATCCCGCGGCAGCGTTCGTTGAACGTCCTCAGCCGGGCTTCGCGGCACAGCTTCGCAAGCTGCGGGAATCCATTGTCGTTGATGAACTGCTCGGCCTCGGTGAACGGCGCACGGACGACCAAGCTGCCCTTGATGCCGTGCTGCTGCGGGGAATCAACGTCCGCACGCTGGTTGTCGCCAGTGTGAAGCAGCGGCTTGCCGCTTGCGAGCGTCGGCCAGACCGTGCCGTCGTACTTGCCGCCCGGCGTGACATACAAGGCAAGCTGCTGGGCTCCGCCAGCGATGGCCAAGCCTTTGCGGATGACGGTGCTCCATTTGTCCGTGCCGTCGCCGTAGTCGCTGACCACGTAGTCGTATTCCTGAACCTTCAGGACGTTCTCGCGGATGGGAATCAGGTTAGCAAGCTCATAGGCTTCGGCTTCCTCGAACGTCTTGCCTTCGCGCATGCCCCAATAGATTTCGTCCCGCATGTGGCGGCGGGCGACGAGCGTGTCCCAGAAATCCCATGAGCTAAGCATTGAGAAACCACTCCGGCAGCGATTCCCACGGAATCGGCTTGTAATACTTGCTTGC